ATTAAAATCATATTATGAAACATTATTACGAAGTAGACGGACAACGTAGATATTACATTGCAAAGAAAATATCTAAAAAAGAAAACAAAGAATCATTTTTAAAGATTGTAGGTTATTCAGCTTTAGGCTGGGCTGTATTTTATGTGGCTATGTTTTTTTTCTTACATTTGTTAGAAACAATAGTATGAGAAACAAAATGCAGAACTTACAGGATTTAGAATATACTAACAACGCAATACTACTTGGGGAACTAATAAACAAGTGGGTAAAATCTAAACCAAAGAACGTAGAACTATTACAATTCCAACAACTATTTATAGACAACTCTATTTATGTTGCAGGATTACAGAATGATCTTGCGGCTTGTAAGATGGCTAATAGTGATTATAGGGAACGAATGAATGAAGCCCTTTATGATTTAGAATTATACAAAGAAGAAATGAAAGCCTACAATTTATGAACTACTATAAAGAAACTCCAGACGATATGCCACAATACAAGTGCATCGAATGTGAAAGACCAATATATGAAGAAGGGTATTGTAGTCATCAATGCGAATATATAGATTAATAATTTTGTTTTGTTTAAGTTGAAAAAGGGTGTTAGAAATAGCACCTTTTTTTTTATACTAAAATTCTACTTTAATTACGTTATATAAGTATGAAAGCTAATATTAACGTACCTACTGAACTTAATGAAATTACATTAAAGCAATATCAGAAGTTCCTAAAAGTACAAGATAGCAAACAGAACAACACTTTTTTACAGACTAAAATGATAGAAATATTTTGCAATGTTAAAATGCAAGATGCCCTAAACATAAAGCTGTCGGATGCAGATCGTATAGCAAGTTTAATATCTAAAATGTTTGAACAGAAGCCAGATCTTGTAAAAAGTTTCTGGTTAAATAATGTTGAATACGGATTTGTTCCTGATCTTGATGAAATAACATTAGGTGAATATATCGACCTTGATACCTATATGGGTGAATGGGAGAATATACAAATAGCAATGAATGTATTATACAGACCTATAAAACAAAAGTTAGGGCAAAAATACTTAATAGAAGAATACGATCCAGATACAAAAGACAAATTAATTAATATGCCTATGGATGCAGTATTTGGTTCTATTATTTTTTTTTATCGTTTAGGGATCGAATTATCGCAAACTATGATGAATTATTTGGAGAACGAGGAGGGGAATCTACAAGTTCAAGGTCTGGATTTTCTAAAAAATGGGGATGGTATTCAAGCCTTTACGGACTCGCTGGAGGAGATATTACAAGATTTGAAGATATTACCAAATTAGAAATGCATAAGTGTTTAATGATGTTAGCATTTATGAAAGACAAAAACGAATTAGAATCAAAACAAATAAAAAGTAAATTCAAATGAGCCAACAAGGAATAAGAGGTTTTTATCAATTAACTGAAACTATAAAAGACAAGCTACTTGCAGACATTAATTGCAATACTGTAACAACAGGAGATATATACGATGTGAATCTAAACAAGCAAGACATATTTCCATTAGCTCATATTATAGTAAACAACGTAATACAACAAGAACAAACATTAACTTTTAATATAAGCATCTTGGCTATGGATATTGTGGATCAATCTAAAAGTGAAACAACAGATAGATTTACAGGAAACAATAACGAACAAGATATTCTTAATACACAACTGGCAGTATTAAATAAAGTAATACAAAGTTTAAGAATGGGAACACTACACCAAGATAAATACCAATTAGATAGTCCAGTAAGTTGTGAACCATTTTACGATAGATTTGAAAACCAATTAGCAGGGTGGACTGCAACTATGGATATATTAATATACAATGACATAAACATTTGTTAATGAATTTCCAGAATATAAATAAAGCATTAAATGATTTTGGCAAGTACGTTGTACAACAGTCAAGATCACGTTTAACAAAAGGAAATCAAGGTGGTGGTGCTTTATATGATTCTATTAGATACACATTAGATGAAGAACAAAAGGGATTTATACTTGACTTCTATATGGAAGATTACGGTAAGTTCCAAGATCAAGGTGTTAAGGGTGCTAATCCAAGTTTAATAAAAGGAGGTAAACAAAAAGCACCAACAAGTAAGTTTAGTTATAAGCAAAAGATGCCACCAATGCAACCATTAAGAGATTGGGCACAAAGTAAGAATATAAGATTTAGAGATAAAGAAGGCAAATTTAAAAAGGGCAGTTATAAGAGTATGGCATTTGTATTACAAAGAAGTATATACGCACAAGGTTTTAAACCTACTTACTTTTTTACTAAACCATTTGAAGCTGCATTTAAAAGATTACCAGAAGAATTAATAAAAGATTTTATGTTAGACATAGAAAAAGGAATAATATTAGGAACTAAAAAATAAACAATGGCAGCAATAGCATTAAGAAGCCCACAATATAAAACAGCAGTAGCAGATACTGGTACACCATTATCAGCAAAAATTACTATAAGTATTGATGGCACAATAGAATATACATTAGTAAAACCTACTTCTTTAAACCAAAATATGTTATGGGAGATAGCAGAACTATGTAGGGATTTTATAAACATAACTTTTAATGGAACTTATACTGCTGAAACATTAGCTATTATTTCTACATTAACTTCACACGCTTCAACAGACGGAACTGGAACTGCATTAACAACAGATACATTTACGGATGTAGGTTATGATGGTTATGGTACTTTTATGGAAGGAGATAACCCTGAAATACCTTTTAGTAATAGACCAAGATGGTTATTAAATACTAATCCAAGTACATTAAATGAATATTATATTTATGTACCTAATAATACTGCAGGTGTATTGCCTTATATTGCTGCTAATGCTTCTTTAAATTATCAAAGTTTTACTTCTTCTGCAACTGAAATTAATTCAGGTGGTGGTCAATATGATGTTGATATAATTAGAATAGATTGTACTAAATATGGATATGGGCATAAAATAACATTTGTAAATAAGTTTGGTGCATTACAAGATATTTGGTTCTTTTTAAAATCAGTAAATACAACTAATAAAAAACAAGAACAATTCCAAAGAAACATTATAACATCAACAGGAAGCTATAATGTAAACACGCATACTAAACAAGATTATAATACAGTAGCAAACACAAGCATTAGTTTAAGTTCTGGATATTATCCTGAATGGGCTAATCAATGGTTTGAACAATTACTATTATCTGAACAAGTATGGCTTACAAGAACAGACCCTTTTGATTCAAGTGCAGATGAAGTAGTACCTGTTAATGTTAAAAAAAGCAATATGGTTAAAAAGACTTCACTAAATGAAAGGTTAATAGATTACACATTTGAATTTGATATGTCATTTGATTACATAAACAACATTAGATAATGCAAAAACTTCAACTATATATTGATAATGATCCTGATATTAATGTAGTAAATTATGTAAGAATTGATTTATTCAAAGATGAACAGGTTTCATTTAACCAGTCTATACAAAACATTAAAGATCCTGCAAAGATATTTACTGAATTTACTCAAACATTTACAGTACCAGCTTCAAAAGCTAATAATCAAGTGTTTGAACACTATTATAATTTTAATATTGTAGATGGATTTGATGCAAGAAATAAAAGAGATGCTAAAATAGAATTAAATAATGTAGCTTTTAAGCAAGGTTATATAAGGCTTGAAGGTGTTGATATGAAACTAAATAAAGTGTATGCATATCGTATTACATTCTTTGGTCAAACAGTAAACATAAAAGATATATTAAGAGAAGATAAATTAGCAAATTTAAATGATTTAAATCAATACAAATTAAACTATGATGCTGCTGCTGTAAAAGCAAGATTACAAAGTGCATCTGGTCCAATACTATGTCCTCTTATAACATCTGGTGCAAGTGGTGAAGAATCAAGGTTATTTTATAATAGTAATACATCAGCACACACAAACGATACGGGGAATTTATATTATCATACTGGAGGAGGTAATAACAATCACGGTGTATTATATTCTGATTTAAAATATGCTATACGACTTTATGAAATTATAGAAGCTATTGAAAATGACCCTGAATATAATTTAACTTTTACAAGAGATTTTTTTAGTACAACTAATCCTGAATTTTATAATCTTTATATGTGGCTACATAGAAAGAAAGGTAGTGTAGCACCTGCAGAACAAGTTGCAGCATTTCCAACATTAGTAACAGGTTTTGGTTTACCCCAAACTTATACTGGAATGATTAATAGTTCTGGCTTACAAATATTTGCAAACTATTTACCAACAATTACACAAAGATTAACTATAAACACAAGTTCAACTGATTCTTATGATGTAATAATAAACAGAAATGGTACTGTTTGGTTTACTGCTTCTAATTTAACAGGCAATTCATTATTCGATGAAGGTGATATGGGTTTTATGGATGCAGCCACATATACTGTTATTATAAGAACAACAACTAATATTACTTTTTCTTTAATAGAATGGGATTTATCAGGTTATCAACCTACAAGTCCTCCTGTTGGATGGGCTGAAACTTATGATATTACAAATTTTGCTGCTACTGCTACATTTCAATTTGTTATAACTGAACAAATACCTGATATGAAGATTATAGATTTTCTAACAGGAATATTTAGAATGTTTAATCTTACAGCTTATTATGTAAGTAATAGACAAGATGCAGATTATGGTAAGATCAAAGTACAAAAGTTAGATGAATTTTATATTGCAGGAACAAGTTATGATATAAGTGAATATGTAGATACAACAACAAGTCAAGTTAATGTAGCATTGCCTTATAAAGAAATTGAATTTGGATATGAAGGAACTGGAACACTACTTGCTTTACAATACGAACAGTTACAAGGTAAGTCTTGGGGTGCAGAAGAATTTACAGGAAATGCAACAGTAGGCAATAACTTTGATGGACCAAATCCTATATATAAAGTAAAACTACCTTTTGAGCATATACAAATGGAACGTCTTGTAGATGTTAATGTTAATTTAGCTGCACCACAAACAACAATACAATATGGATATTTTGTTGATGATAATTTAGAAGCATATTTTGGTAAGCCTTTAATATTTTATCCTATTCTTCAAACAAGTGGAACAGAAATTTCATTTAGAGATTCTGCAACTTCACATTCACCTTTAACTTCTTATTTTGTTCCAAGTAATAGTTTAAGTTTGAGTTCTGCTACAAGCACAATTAATACTAACTTTTATTTAGAAAGAAACGAATATAGTTTAGAAACAGATTTTACAGGAACATTATTTGAAGAACATTATTTAGAATACATACAAGACATTTTTAATAGTAAAAGAAGATTAACAAAATTAAAAGCATATCTACCTTTAAAGATTATCTATAATTTAAATATGAATGATAAGGTTGTAATTAATAATCAAGGTTATTTAATAAACAACTTAACAACTAATTTAAATACAGGTGAAAGTTCAATGGAATTATTGAATGATGATACTACAAGTTTTTTAACATTAACAAATATTGGACCTTTCGGAAACACAATATATACTTATTTCTATTCAAGTTTGATTGGTAATGCAGAAAATTTAGCAATAGGAAATGTTATATATACTGATAGTGCGTTAACAACAACACTTGCTGCAGGAACATATTATCAAGCAGGATCTACAGCTTCTACAACATTTTGTACTACAAGTAGTGATGAAGGTGTTATGGTTGTAAATTCAAGTGGTGCTATAACATCTTTAACTTGTGCGATGCCTTAAAATAAAATTATGATTAAAAATATATTAGAATTATTAAAAGTTGTAGACGGTGAAACAGAATCAATAAGAATTGCACAAGGCAAATATAAAATAGCTGAAACCTTTAAAGAAGGATTTAAACAAATAAAAAGAGAAATAAAATGGCAGAAGTAATACAAGTTCAGTTAGATATAGAAACTAAAAAGGCTCAAAAAGGTGTAGACAACCTAACAGACGAAATAGTTAATCTAAACAAAGAAGTAGCACAAGGAAATAAAGAAACAGCTAAAGGTTTAAAAGGTGTTGAAAAAGCATCTGATAAAACAGCAGGTGGTGTAAAGAAAATAGGTGGTGCATTAAAGGCATTAGGTATTGGACTTATTATAGCAGGATTTACAAAGTTTGTAGAAGTGTTAAATGAAAATCAAAAGGTAGCAGACTTTTTTTCTATTACATTTGAAGCATTATCATTAGCATTTAATGATTTCTTTAATTTCATACTATCTAATACTGGTGCAATAACTAACTTTTTCAAAGCAGCCTTTGATGATCCTGTTCAAAATATGATTGACTTTGGTAACGCTATTATAGAAAATGTTATTGAAAGGGTGCAATCTTCTATAGACACATTAGGTTATTTAGCAGAAGCAGTAGTTAAGGTATTCAAAGGAGATTTTGCAGGTGCATTAGATGCAGCTAAAAATGCAGGTAAAGAATTAGTAGACGTTGTTACAGGTGTTGATGATTCATTTGATAAAACTGCAGAAGTTGTTACAAAAGTTGCTACTGCAACATCCAATTATGTAAAAGAAACAATTAAAGGTGCTACAGAAAATGTTAATCTTGCTAAAACAGCAGAATTAGCTGCAGTTGCTAATCAAGGTTTAATTGAGAAGTATGATCTACAAGCAGAAAAATTAAGACAAGTAAGAGATGAAGAAAGAAACACTATAGCTGAAAGAAAGAAAGCAAATGATGAATTAAATGCAGTATTAGACGAACAAGAAAAAACAATGTTAGCTAATGCAAATGCTATACTTAATGCAGCACAAGCACAATTTAAAAAGAACGGAAATGATGAAAATCAAATAGCTTTATTAGAAGCACAAAATGAAGTATTAGCAGTACAAGCACAAGTTGCAGGTTTTAGGTCAGAACAAAAAGCAAATGATTTAGCATTAGATAGAGAACAAAAAGAATTAAATCAATCTATAAGTGATGCAGAAGCAGAAAGAAATCAAGCACAATCTGAATTTACAGCAGAACAAATAGAAAATGATTATTTAAGATTACAAGCACAATTAGATATTGCAAAACAAGAAGATGAAATAGAATCAAAAAGATTAACAGAAAAAAGAGATCAATACAAACAAGGTACACAAGCCTATGTTGATGCCAATAATGAGCTATTAACATACCAACAAGAAAACGCTAATACACAAGTTCAAATAGAAAAAGATTTAAATAAAAATAAAAAACAATTAACTACACAAGCCTTAACTGATATGGCTACTATTGTAGGTAAAAACTCAAAGTTTGGTAAAGCAATAGCAATAGTACAAGCTATAAGAGATACTTATGCAGGTGCAAACAAAGCATTAGCACAAGGTGGTATATTTGGGTTTATAGGTGCAGCAGCAGTAATTGCAGGGGGTATTGCAAACGTAAAAACAATAACATCTACACCAGAACCAACGCCACCATCAGGAGCATCAGTAGGTGGGAGTGGATCAGTACCAGCTATGCCATCAGCACCACCTGCATTTAATGTAGTAGGTCAAGGAGAAACAAGCCAATTAGCAGATGCAATAGGAGGTCAAGCAAATCAACCTGTAAGAGCATACGTTGTAAGCAACGATGTTACAACTGCACAAGGGCTTGAAAGAAATATTGTAGAAGGTGCAACAATATAAATGCAAAATTATTAATTAAATACGTTATATAGTATATGAAAATAGTCGAATTAATTTTAGATGAAGATCAAGATGCTTCTGGAATCGAAGCAATATCAATAGTCGAAAATCCAGCTATTGAAGAAGATTTTATTGCATTAAAAAGTGATGAAATTAAATTAGCAGAAATAGATAAAGAAAAAAAAATATTAATGGGGGCTTTACTAATCCCAAATAAGCCTATATATCGCAAAAATGGTGAAGATGAATATTATATATACTTCTCTAAAGATACTGTCTTAAAAGCCTCCCAAATGTACTTGACTAAAGGCAATCAAAACAATTCAACATTAGAACACCAACACGAATTAAGTGGATTAAGTTTGGTAGAATCTTGGCTTGTAGAAGATGAGGTTCACGACAAATCAAGAAAGTATGGTATGAATGTACCAGTAGGAACTTGGATGGGTGCTGTAAAAGTAAACAATGAGAAAATCTGGAACGAATATGTTAAAACAGGTAAAGTAAAAGGGTTTTCAATAGAAGGTTACTTTGCAGATAAAATGGAACGACCAAAAGAATCTATTGGATTATCACAAGATAAAGAAGCAACTCAATTATTAAACCAAATAAAAGACATTTTAAAAAATTAATTATGTATAAAGAACTAAACAAAGTATTCAGTATGATTCAAACTGAATTAAAATCTGAAAAAGTAGAATTAACAAATAAAAAAATAGAATTATCATTAAAAAAATTAGAACAAATTAATTTAAGTGTTTTAGAAAAAGTTAATAGTGATGTTAAAACTGAAATTAGAGGTATAAATAACACAAGAAGAAAATTAGTACAAAGAATGGAAGCAATTTCAGATGATGTTAAAAGTTATAATAAAATACTTTTTGATGCCGACGGTGAAATTAAAAGCATAATTAAAACGGTTGAGGATGCTGGAATTACCGCTGCCCCTATGAAACAAAGATTAAATGAAATAAATAAACTAGGCCAAAAATTAATGAAAATTGGCTCAGAATCGCTTGATATAAAAAATAGTATAGAGCGCTCTTTATAATGAGTAGACAAAACACTTTTATTCGTGGAATAGCAAGTCCTAAAAACTCGCAACGTGCTTGTCTATGTAAAAACAAAAATACTTATTCAAGAAAATGTTGTGATGGTTCTTTATGGGCTCAAGGCATTGGTGTTATATCCAGAACAGTTTGAAAATGCAAAAAAATAAATTAAACACGTTATATATATAATTATGAAATCAACTGAAATGTTAAACCAAATCAAGACGCTTTTAAACATAGAAGTAAAACTTGAAGAACAAAAATTAGAGAACGGTACTCGTGTAGAAGCAGAATCGTTTGAAAAAGGTAAAGAAATCTTTATTCTTACTGATGACGAAAAAGTTGCTATGCCAGTAGGTGAATACTTACTTGAAGATGGTAGACTTGTAGTTATTGAAGAAGAAGGATTAATTGCAGACGTTAGAGAAGTATCTGACGAAGTTCCACAAAAGGAAGAAGAATCTAAAGATGAAACAGAAGATTTAGAAGAAAAAGAAGAAGAAATGGTAGAAGATGATGAAGCTGCAGTTGAGGACTGGGCAGGAATGGAAAAAAGAATTAAGAATCTTGAAGATGCTATTTCTGATCTTAAATCTAAAGTAGGTGAAAAAGATATGAAAGAAGATGAAGTTGAAATGGAACAAGAAGAAGTTTCAAGACAACCTAAATCAAGAACTATCAAAGAAGAATTTAACGAAGAAGTTAACGAACAATTAAAAGAAGAATTATCTAAACCTGCTGCTGCTCCAATAAAGCACAATCCAGAAGGAGGTAATGCTAAAAAAGAAAATTTTAGAATAGCGCCAAAAAGACGCCCTTCTACAATGGATATAATCTTAAATCAATTAAATAAATAAAATAAACAATTATGCCACAACCAACTATTACTACTACTTATGCTGGAGAATTTGCAGGTAAGTATATCGCTGCTGCTTTATTAAGCGGTAACACGTTAAGTCAAGGTGCTATTGAAATTAAGCCAAACGTAAAGTTTAAAGAAGTTATTAAAAAAGTAGCTACTTCTGGTTTAATTGTAGATGAATCTTGTGATTTCACAAATGCTGGAACTGTAACTCTTACTGAAAGAATTATACAGCCAGAAAATTTTCAAGTTAACCTTGAATTATGTAAAACTCCTTTCGAATCTGACTGGGGTGCTGTATCAATGGGCTATTCAGCTTTTGATAACTTACCACCTGACTTTGCTTCTTTCTTAATTGCACACGTTGCAAAAGAAGTTGCTGCTTCAACTGAAAATAATGTCTGGCAAGGAAATCTTGGTGGCGCACAAGCTGGAGAATTTAACGGATTCACAACTTTAATGGCTGCTGATGCAGACGTAATTGATGTTGCTGCTGCTGCTGTTGATTCTGCTAACGTAGTTGCTGAATTAGGTAAGATAGTAGATGCTATTCCTTCTACACTTTATGGTAAAGATGATTTATTCATCTATGTATCACAAAACATTGCTAAAGCATACGTTAGAGCATTAGGTGGATATTCTGCTATCACAAACGCACAAGGCGGTGGTGTTGCAGGAGGTATTGACAACAAAGGTACTTTATGGTACGGTGGTCAAGAAAACCTTTCTATTGATGGAGTTAAAATCTTTGTTGCTAATGGATTACCAAACAACTATGCAGTTGCTGCAGAAAGATCTAACTTATACTTTGGAACTGGATTAATGTCTGATTACAATCTTGTAAAATTGATTGATATGGCTGACATTGACGGAAGTAAAAACGTAAGAGTGATTATGAGATTTACTGCTGGTGTTCAATACGGGATTGGATCTGATATAGTTCTTTATTCTTAATAAATTAAATTAACCAAAAATAAGGGTAGGTGGGTTATTGCCTACTTACCCTTTTTTAATAAAAAAAATATAAACTATGGCTTGTACATTAAACACAGGGAGAAAATTACCTTGTAAAAGTGCCTTCGGTGGCATTAAAACAGTTTGGTTTGGTGATTTTGGTGGTATTACAGGAGTAACAGTTGATTCTGCTACTAAACAAGTAACAACTATCACGGGAACACAACCAGATTGGTATCAATTTGATGTTAAAGGTAATTCTTCACTTGAAACAACTGTAACAAGTTCAAGAGAAAACGGAACTACTTTTTATACTCAAACTTTAAATTTAACATTAACATACCTTGAAGCTAAAACACAAGCTGAATTACAGCAAATAGCAGTTGCAAGACCTTATGTTGTTGTTGAAGATTATTACGGAAATCAATTCCTTTGTGGACTTGAAAACGGAATGGAATTTGTTTCTGGAACTGTAGTTTCAGGAGCAGCTGCAGGAGATCTTTCAGGATTTACTTTAGTTATGGAAGGAATGGAAGAATTAGCACCATACTTTTTAGATTCTGGATTAATTGTTGCTGACGTTGATCAAATAGTACCAAACTAATAATATTAGTATTTAAAATTAAGCATCCTTTGGGGTGCTTTTTTTTTGCGTTAACATTTCTACAAAATAACTTATTTCTTACGTTATATATAAAATGATCGTATTAACTACTTCTACATTAGCCCAAGCGTTTAAAGTAATACCAAGAACGTATGCAGACGAATTTACTTTGTCTATTAGAGATGATAGTACAAATGTAACACAAACGTATGAAGTTACAACTGGAGTTACATCAGGAAACTATTTAACTTTTAGTCAAGCATTTAGTCCTGTATTAGTTGAAGGTCATTTTTACGACATAAAATTATATTCAGACCCAAACTTTTGGAATACTAATTATTTTCTTTGGGAGTTATATAATGAATTTTGGAATATAGACACTACAAATATAGTTGACATATTCAAAGATAGAATTTTTTGTACTGACCAAGAGATTGACCAAATGGATAATTTATATTATGAGTTAAACAAGGGTCAATACATTACAGACAATTCTTATAATAATGATTACATTGTAATATGAAAAATAGAAAAAGAAATAGTTTAGGGCAGTTTATAAAAAAAGGTTCAAAATCAGAAGTTAGTTTTGTTAATTTAAGTACATACACAAGTCCAGAAATTGTTGAAGTGCCAAACCAAGAATGGGTACAATATGGTGCAGATAATAATTACTTTCAATTTTTAATAGACCGTTACAATGGAAGCCCTACAAACAATGCTTGTATTAATGGTATTAGCCAACAAATATATGGCAAAGGTTTAGGTGCTACAGATTCAAGTAGAAAGCCAGAACAATACGCACAAATGATTACATTACTTAAAAAAGATGTAGTTAGAAAATTAAGTTATGACCTTAAACTAATGGGTCAATGTGCTATGCAAGTTATCTATTCAAAAGATAGAACTAAAATTGCACAAATTGAGCATTTGCCAATAGAAACATTAAGAGCAGAAAAAGCTAATGAAGATGGTGATATACCAGCATACTTTTACTTTAAGGATTGGACTAAATTAAAACCAAGTGATAAACCATTAAGAATACCTGCTTATGGAATGTCAAAAGAAAATATAGAAATCTATTACATTAAGCCATACAAGTCAGGATTTTATTACTATGCACCTGTGGACTATCAAGGTGGAATACAATATGCAGAATTAGAAGAAGAAATATCTAATTATCACTTGAACAACATAATGAATGGTTTAAGCCCTTCAATGCTTATTAACTTTAATAACGGAACACCCAATCCACAAGAACGTGAACTTATTGAATCAAGAATAGCACAAAAATTTAGTGGATCAAGTAATGCTGGTAAATTTATTTTAAGTTTTAACGACAATAAAGAACAACAAGCAGAAATTACACCTGTACAATTAAGTGATGCACATAACCAATACCAATTCTTGTCAGATGAATCACAAAGTAAAGTATTAGTTGCACATAGGGTAGTAAGTCCAATGCTTTTAGGTATTAAAGACAAAACAGGGTTAGGTAATAATGCAGATGAAATAAAGACAGCTTCTTTGCTTATGGATAATACTGTTATAAGACCGTTTCAGGAACTTTTAATAGATTCCTTTGACCAAGTATTGGCATACAATGATATTGCTTTAAACCTATACTTTATCACGTTACAGCCATTAGAATTTACAGACGTAGATAGAAGTGTACAAAGTGATGAAGAAATAGAAGAAGAAACAGGTGTTAAAATGTCTGTAGAATTAAAAGAAGTAGACGGATATAAGATTTATGAAACTAAAGAAGAAGCAGAAGCTGCAGCAAAAGAAATGGATTGTTCAGGTCATCACGAACACATAGAAGGTGATAAAGTTTGGTATATGCCTTGTGAAAAACACCCAGAACTATCTGTTGATTTAGGCAAAGAAATATTAGAAAATTTAAAAGGTGAAGTTGTAAATGATGAATGGGAACTTGTAGATGAATTAGAAGAAGATCAAGACATAAGCAACGAGGACTGGGCAAACATTTGTATTTCTGAAAAAAAGAGTTTATTTCAACAACTAAAAGACGAAATAACTTCTAAACCAGATGGCTTTAGTTATTTAGATTCTAAAAATTATAAGATTAGATATAAATATGCAGTAGGTTCTACTAAACCAAGTAATTCAACAAGGGATTTTTGCCAAAATATGATGAGTTTATCTAAATCTGGAATTGTATATAGATTAGAAGATATTGACAAAGCGTCAAGAGATGGTGTAAATAAAGAATTAGGACATAATAGAAAACCTTATGATTTGTTTAAGTTTAAAGGGGGTATTTATTGCAGACATAAATGGAATCGTGCTTTATATCGTTTAAAGAAAAACACACAACCATCTAAAGATTTAAGTGATTATAAGAAAACAAGAACAATACCTAAAACTTATATTAAAAATCCAAGAGGAACGAAGCAATCGGAAATAGCACCAATTAATATGCCTAATAAAGGAGCATATCCAAAATAGAAAATTATGGCAACAGCATTATTTATAAATAGAACGGATTTAGTAAGAAATAGCATTTTAGATGGAAATGTAGATACTGATAAATTTATACAATTCATTAAAATAGCACAAGAAATAGACATTCAAAACTATACAGGAACTGATCTATACAATAAAATATCTACATTAATAGCTAATGGTGAAATTGATGACGTTGCTAATGCTAAATACAAGACTTTACTAAACACTTATTTACAACCAATGTTAATATGGGCTGCACAAATTTATTACATTCCTTTTGCTGCTTATTCAATTAAGAATGGTGGTGTATTTAAACATAGATCAGAAACAAGTGAAACAGTAAGTAAAAATGAAGTAGATTATTTAGTAGATAAAGCAAGGGAATTTATGGAATATTACTCAAGACGTTTTATTGATTTTATGTCATTTAACCAATCAGATTATCCTGAATACACAAGCAATACAAACGATGATATATATCCAGATTATGATGCATTATTTAATGGGTGGGTACTATGAGATATAAACCAAAACAAAAGAATATAGAAAAACTAAAGACGTTTTTAAAGAAACAAGAAAAAACTAAAAAATATGGCAAGTCTATTTAATACAAGAATATCAGATACTTATCAAGGTTTAATAAAAACTATTGATAATGCTGCAATAACTGCAACTTTAAAAGAATTAACTGACGGATCAGGAAATTCAACAGGTATTTCATTAAACAATGCAGGAGATTTTAAAGTAAATGCTATTTTAGAATTTGGATCTTTAAAAGATACAGGAGAAAATATTATTATAACAAAGTTTGTAGATGAAGCTGATGGTATTGCTAATAACGACAACGATACTTCAATTCCTACAACTGCAGCTATAGTTGATTATGTTGCTGCTCAAATAACAATAGAAGATTTAGATTTTACAGGAGATACTGGTTCTGGTCAAATAGATTTAGATTCACAAATATTTGCTATAGGTGGAACTACTAACGAAATTACAACAGTAGCTTCTGGTCAATCATTAACATTATCTTTAGATTCAACAGGTGTTAATTTGCCTG